GTACTCTTCTCGTAGTAGACAGATGCCACGGGAAGGAATGCTGCATCGTACGGCTCCTGGCGGCCTGGATCATGGTCAGGGTTTGGGAACATGCAATGCACGAACGTATGCTCTTTAAATTGGTTGTTGGCATCGCGCAGGTGCAGGCGGATCTCAGGGGACAGGTTCTCCTCCCCAAACAGTTCCTTGGCAGCGACGGCTGAGTAATGGACCTCTCGGTGAACCCTGTCAAGGTAACCCAGGGCATCCACACCGATCCACACATCACCGATATGATCGTGCAGGAAATGCAGCCGGCCACGCTTATCATCGTCCACGGGTGTCATGTACCCAATCGCAGCACCGGCGTCTGCAGCCACCTCGGGCAAGACCTCATAGAAGTTGGTGCGGTTGAATCCATAGAACAGCTGCTGCGACCAGTCCTGCAGATAGTCCTTGATCTGGCTGTTGTCCATCAGCTCCCGGTTGTCTATGGCTACATCGAGCCACCTGGGTTTGGGATAGAACATATTGCCCACAATACCGGTTGCCCAGATCTTTAGTGCCTGGGCCCCGTAACCACTGAACAGATCAGAGTTATGCTGGATCGCAGTAACGCCTGACCAGAGCAGTTGGCCAATCTCTGGCCTGAACTCCGGGATCAGCAGCTCCCAGTCGGCTTCAAAGTCGCTGCGCATGCCCTTAAGGTATTGGTGCAGGGAGTCCAGCTGCGTTATGAACTGCTTGATCTCCATGCTTTGACTTAGAGACATATCCGGAGTTGTTGTGCTATCAGCCATAGTTGGTCACCTATCGTCGTCCGTTCCAGTTGTAGTTCCTAACCAACTCCTGAGCAGGCAGTAGACGACTAGCGTCAAATTCTATGCCTGTAGTCACGTCCTTTAAACCCCAGATCGCCATGGCCCAGGCCTCGGCCCTATCAGGTGAACACCCCAACAGCTCTCTGATCTTCTCTTTGGGGATGATCTGAATGCAGCCATTACTGGAGACTTTGTACCGCGAGGCGTAGGGGATCTGTCTACGGGTCTCTTCGTCCGGTGGGTACTCCACCAGGAACGCATTGACCTGCTCCATCACGTACCACCACATCTCAGCCCTGGCATTAAGGGTCAGTGTACTCTCTGACTTCCTTGCACTATTGAAGCCTATTACCTGCCGGACTGTATGGTTGATGTCGTCCTGCTCCAGCTCACAGAGTCTGTCGTAGATCCCCTGGCCAATGCCAATGACATCCAAGACGTAGCTGTTCACCTTCCACTTATTCCCCAGGATCAGCAGCTCACCAACAATCCGCATGGTATCGCGCGTGCGCAGCTGCACAGACTCAACCTCAGCAGCTGAATGGAACACCTTGATAGCACACTCATCACCTCCCATGGATGGATCGCAGGAGATTATCCGATGGGTAACGCGCGGCTCTGGCATATCCCTGGAGAGCTTGTCAATCATCGATGAGGTGATCAGGGTCATCTCCTCTTCAGTGATCCTGGCGCAGTTGATCTCCTGGTCCCGCAGAGCCTTAGGCCACCGCTCTGCAGTCATTTTCAGGAACTGCGCGTCCAAGAAGTCTGACCGGTCGTTTGTTACCCGGGAAGCGAACCAGCCCTCTTCACAATGCTCTGCGCGTCCGAACGTCGGCAGCGGATCACCGTATTTGGCTATCTGAGCAGCACGGTCAAACTCCCGCGTTGCGTGGTTGTCACCTTTGGGCGTATAGCCAAAGATCACCCAACGTCTGCGCCTGACATCCTTGTTCACACCATGATGCGTGCCGGCCATGATGGGCATGTAGATCTCCTCCCATACAGCCTCTTTCATCTGGGCGTATTCGTCCAGGCACACGCCCTGGCAGCCACCACCGCGGAGCGTGTCAGGCTTGTCAGCCCCCAGTATACGAATGAGGGAGCCATTGGCAAACTTAACGTGGAACTTAGTCTCTGACTTCTCCCACCCAATCTCCCGCTTGTCAGGAAGGATTGACTCCAGCATGTTGGGGTCATCCCATACAATCTCTCTGGCCTGCTTGAAGAACGGAGCGACATAGTCATAGACCGTGCCAGGCAACCGGCAGGCCTCTCTGACCATGAGATTTAGGATTGTTGTCGTCTTCCAGTGCCGGCGGGCCCACTCCAACACAAACATATCAGCCTCGCCCCGGGAGAACGCCCCGAGGAATTCGCCCTGCCATGGCTGAATGTTAGAATTGAATCGTTCGTTGGGTATCATAAATCTTTGTAGTCAACAATTGTCATCTGCACCTCGCCTGTGTGATGATGTGTCTCGACGAAGTCCATCTCAGACTTGCCCAGCAGTTCTGACGCCCTCATCTTGTCGCTATTGCTCAGGGTCTTAGAGACCTTCCCGTTCATGATACGTGTCCAGAACTCCTGTCTCTCTTGCCTAGTTGCGATCTTTTTGTTGTTTTTTGTTGATTCCCTGTTCCTTATTGCGGTTTTGATGTCTGGGCGTGTTGCAAGTTTCCTGCAGTACTGGTATGTAAGTCCGACCTTTTTCGCAGCCTTCTTCAGGTCTCCGTCATAGACCTCGACAAATCTCTGCTGTTTGATTGTGAATTCCGCTTTGGGCATCATTGCCCCTCCGCAAACGCTTTGATTCGCTCATGGAGTGTTTGGCTGTAGATCTTCATAGCAGGCAGTTGTATTCTCATTCTTGTCTGTTCTGCCTCTGGGAGGGAGGGAAACAGATCGCCAGCAAGGAACTCCTCGAGGTTCGCAATCCTGTTATCCAATTCTTGCGCCTCGCAAACCATCCTCTGCTGGTATGGGTGTAGCTCTTTGTTCATGTTATCCATCCCTTAGTTTCATAAACTGTATGCGTACATCCAATGCTGCATCGATTATATCCATTAGTTCCCGCTTTGCCTCTCCTCTGGTTACATCCCAACGCCTACGCAGTCTCTCGAGTTGGATATCTATGCTCTTTATCGAGATAATGGCATCCGCTTTGGTTGCAATCGTTACCTTCGCCATTATCGTTGCCCCAAGGTCTGGTGCAGGTCTGACTTCACGTCTGCGATTATGCGCATTGCATCCATGAGCTTTCTACACTCGTGGATATGGGACTGCGACATATGGGCATGTACGTGAGAGACGAGCTGTTTGGCTGTTGCGAGTTTTCCTTGGATTGACTCAGTCTCTCCTGGTACTCCTGGCGCACCATCTCCAGGCTCTCCGCCAGGTCCTGGCCCAAAGCTCGGAGCTGCTCCAAAGTTAAATTTTGGGTCTGCGTTTTCATCTTTGCATTTCCTGCATTGCATACCGTTTACTGTAGAGTTTTGCTATCGTTTGTCAAGAGTTTTATATGTTTTCCCTCATGTTTCGCTTTGATATGGCCGAAGGAGTTCATATGTTTTGAGTGTATTATCAACCTATTTTGGAGGCAGTAAAATGATCACAGAGAGCTTTTTAATGGCATTGGCAATGATCGAGTCAGGCAACAAGGACATCCCCGGGGACGCCGGTGCGGCTATCGGCCCCCTGCAGATCCACGAGATCTACATGGCAGACGTGGAGCGAATTCTCAAATGCCCCTGCCTGTTCACCACCGTCAAGCACGGTCCCAACGGTGAATGCCCAGGTGGCAGGGACGCATGCCCGGACGACAGGCACTCCCTGGGGGCCAGCCTGTTTGCAACCAAGGTGTACCTGGAATTTTGGAGTACATACCTGCGTGGGCGCCGGGGCTGGGAGTTCAGCCACGCTGACCTGTGCGCCCTGCATCGCCATGGCCCTTCCTACACGCCTGGAGCAGCCAAATCCACTCAGCTTGACAGGGTCCGTACTCGTAGACTCGCAATCCTGATGCAAGAGGACCAAAAAAAATCTTCAAAATCCAAAAATAATCGTTGACCTATTCCGGTTTACATGGTTTATTATGTTTACAGAACTAGGTTATTCTTACAGAAAGGGGTTATCATGCCAATGCTCAGAATGGACACAAAACTTCGTAAGGGGATGCTTGACAAGGCCCGCAAAGTTGCCCTTGTCAAGACCATCGTCCATGGGTACGAGGTCACTTGGCAACAAGTCGTCACCCACTGGATGAACTTGGGGATGAAACACGCCAACCAGAACACCACACAGAAGGAGATGT